CCATGCCCCCTATGATACACACAATACAATCTTACGATACTGCTTTTTCTAAAAAAGAAACTGCGGATTATTCTGCTATAACAACATGGGGTGTTTTTCAACATGACGGGATGCTTGGCACAGGAGTCATGCTTCTCGATGCAATTAAGGGCAGATGGGATTTTCCAGAACTTAAAAAAACAGCATTAGACCAATATAAATATTGGGACCCAGATACTGTAATTATAGAACAAAAAGCATCAGGTATGCCCTTAACTCAAGAGTTGAATAGATTGGGTATCCCTATATCGAACTTTACACCTAGTAGAGGTAATGATAAGCTTAC